CCATTAGCTCAAACATTCCTAGTTGATGATGAGGGTGGTGTATTCTTAACTTCATTAGACATATTCTTTCAATCAAAACCAGAAGCTGGTGATTCACAAGTTCCTGTAACTTTACAAATTAGAGAAGTTAAAAACGGATACCCTGCTACATCTATTTTACCATTCTCGGAAGTTTCTTTAAATCCAAGTGCTGTAAGTACAAGTACAGAAGCTACAGTTGCAACTACATTTACATTTCCTAGTCCTGTTTACATACAAGAAAATACAGAATATGCATTTGTATTATTAGCTAACTCACAAGAGTATAATGTTTTTGTATCAAGAGTTGGTCAAACTAATTTAGGTTCTAATAGAACAATATCACAACAACCTTATGCTGGTGTTTTATTTAAATCACAAAATGGTTCTACATGGACAGCTGAACAAAATGAAGATATTAAATTTAAAATGAAAAGAGCTGAGTTTAGCAATGTCACAGGTACACCTTCTTTTGCTAATGATACTTTACCTAGTAGAACATTAAAAACTAATTGTATGAGAACAACATCTGGTTCAGGTGTTGTAAGAGTATTTCATCCTAATCATGGTATGCATAGTTCAGCAAATAATGTAACCATTTCAGGATTTCCTTCATCAGGAACAAATGGGTTAGTACAATCACAAATAAACACAACACATACAAATCTTACAAATATAACTTTAGATAGTTATGATATAACAGTTTCAACAGTCGCTAATGCAACAGGTGATATTGGCGGTAATGCTATTATTGCAACTCAAAATAGATTATATGATGTTGCAATGTTAAACATGCAAACTATGACTGTACCAGGAACATCAATTGGATTTTCAATGAGACCAACTGGTGGTAAATCAATTCACGGAAGTGAAACAAATGAATTTACATTAACACCTACAACTAGTGCAATTAGTGTTATTGCAAACGATAATATTTACTTTGAAACACCTCAAATGGTTGCAAGTGATATTAACCAATCAGAGGAAATGACTACTAGTGAAAAATCATTAATAGTTACAACTACATTAAATACAACAAATACAAAACTTTCACCAATTATTGATACTCAAAGAGTTAGTATGATAACAATTCAAAATAGAGTTAATAGTCCTACAAATGGTAATACACCAAACTTTAAAGATGATGAACAACCATCAGGTTCTTCATCAGCGGCTATCTATTGTACAAGACCAATTGTTTTAGATAATCCATCTACAGCTCTTGAAGTAAGATTAACTTCAAATGTAAGATCAGACGCAGAGGTAGAAGTTTACTTTAGAACCACATCAGCTGATGAGGTAAGAAATGTAAAAGACTTAAACTGGACACCTTTCAATACAGCAGGTGAAGAAGACACTACAGTTGCACCGGCAGAGTCAAATGATGAGTTTAAAGAATACAAATACAGTGCAAGTGCATTAACAGAGTTTTCAGCGTTTCAATTAAAAATTGTTATGAAAGCGACAAATTCATCACACGCACCTAGAGTAAAAGATTTGAGAGGGCTTGCATTAGCAGTATAATATGTCTAGACTACAAGTAAAAGGTTTTAATCATTTAGTAAGAGAAGTTTCTTCAAATGGTATTGTAAATACTAATATAACTGAATATGAAACTTACATGAAAAGAATTAAGGCAAGAGAAGAACATGGTGATCAAATACGAAGTGCGGTAAAAGATATAAATAATTTAAAGACCGAATTAAGAGAAATAAAAGGTTTACTAAAAGAGATAATCAATGGCAGTTAAAAATATAGCAATAACAGATACATTAGAAACATTTAGAACCACATTTAACGATATGGCGGCTAATGATTTTGGTGATATCGCATTATTAAGTGGTTCTATTAGTTCAACTAATTTAGTTGGCGCTATGAATGAAACTATTAGTATCGCTACATCTACTGCAGGTTGGACAGTAAAAGACAGTGCAAATGCTCAACAAATTGTTGGTGGTGGTGATACATTAACAGTTTTAGGAACTACAAATGAAATTGAAGCAGTTGTAAGTGCAACTGACACATTAACAATTGGTTTGCCAAGTGCTGTATCAATTACAACATCATTAACAGTACCAACCGTATCTACTGGTAATATGTCATTAACAAATGGATCTATTACAGATTCAAGTGGTAGCATTTCTTTTGGTAATGAAAATTTAACTACAACAGGTACGATTACTGGTAATTCATTTTCAAGTTCAGGAACAACACATGCTTTAGGTACAATTGCAATTAGTGGTAATACAATTAGTTCTTCAAATGCAGCTGCAATTACTGTAAATGATAATTTAATTCTTTCTGCTGGTAAAACATTAACAGCAGATAATATTACAAGTTCACTCGACTATGTTAATTTTGGTTCAAAAGATGTAGCAACTGACGGACATTTTTACACAGCTTCAACAAATGTAGGTGGTGTTGTATTTGAAGGTTCTACAGCAGACAATTTTGAAACACAAGTTTTTGCTATTGACCCAACAGCTGATAGAGAAATAGGATTTCCCAATGAATCAGGAACAGTTATTACAACAGGTTCAATAGACGCTGTAACTGAATCAATGATGGCTAATGACTCAATTGGTCAAAACGAATTAAAAACAGTAGTTACATTACAAATATTAAACTCATCAGGAACTGCATTAAAAACATTATTTGGTGCAGGTGCTTAGGAGTAATTATGGCAGTAAGAAAACCTTTATATTATGTAAGCAATAACTTGCGAGAGATGTCAACATCAATGGTGACAGAAATTGTTAAGCAAGCAGTTTATCAATATTCATTAAATCCAGGTGTATCTCTAAGCGTTGTTGGTAGTAGTGGTACATTATCTGCTATGTCAGATACAAGATTACAAGCTGGTGCAGCTACAACAGACGCTACAAACTTTGACACTGCTGGTGAAACCCCAAACGTATCAACAGTTACAGTTTCTTATGACAAAGTAAGTCATTCAAACGCTAGTGTATCTCCTACCTCAGACACAGGAAAAACATGGCCTGTTTATTATAATTCTTCAGGACAAATTCAAGCAATGAATATTGCAGACGTTAAAGATACTTTTTTACATCCTGCAATAGATTTATTAGCTTCAGGTTCAACTGGTACAGATCAAGGTGGAACTTATCATGTTAACGCATCCAATAGTGTGTCAGGTTCTACATTAGTTTCATCTACTGCCATATTTACAGATACAAGAGCAAACGCAGCTGCTTATACAGCAGGTGGTATTAATGAAACGCAAGATCAACCAACAACTATAAACAATTATTATTTACATAAAATAACAGGAACAAATACTAGTTTTACAGCTCCATATTCTATAGATTCAAACAATAATATTAGAGAATATACAGACGCAGCTTTTCAATCTCTTTTACAAGAATGGATGAGATATACAGCAGTTTCATCAGGTGATGGATATGCTTTAAGTTACAATATAGGTACTTCAGGTTCTGGTAATACTAGAGGAACAGGTATGGTAGATACTAAATTAAATAGTTCAACATATCAACAAAGATTTGTAAATGCTAATGATTATAGAACACAAGAGTTTCCTTCTGGATCTGCTGTGGCACAAAATACTTATTTTTTAAGAATAAATAAATCGTAGATAAATAGATTTATATTATGAATATATTATTAACAGGCCATAAAGGCTTCATTGGAAATAGGTTATTACAATACCTACAATCAAAAGATCATACAATTATTGCAATAGATAAGTTAACAGGACATGATATTATATCATGTGATTTTCCACACAATATAGAAACAGTTATACATTTAGCAGGCCTATCTGGTGTAAGAGATAGTTTAAATAATCCAGCAGATTATTGGAAGACAAATGTAATAGGAAGTCAACGTATATTTGATTTCTATAAAACAAAAAGAGTTATCTATGCAAGTTCATCAACTGCTTATGAACCATGGAGAAATCCGTATGCAATGAGTAAGTATAGTATGGAACAACTAGAACACCCTAATAGTTTAGGTATGAGATTTACAACAGTTTATGGACCTGGTGCCAGAGAGACAATGTTAATACCTAAAATACTTAAAAATGATATAGAGTATCTAAATGTAAATCATACAAGAGATTTCATACATGTTGATGATGTAATATCAGCAATTTACACGGTTTTACATAATGATGTAAGAGGTGTAATAGATGTGGGCACATGTATACCTAATAAACTGATAGATATAGCTGACTATTTTAAAATAGATTATGAAAATAAAATTGCTGATGAAACTGAAAGACTAAATAATACTGCCAATACAAAAATACTAAATAGTCTAGGATGGCATGCGAAAACAAATTTGTATGGTTATATAGAGGAGAATAAAAATGTTCAATAAAGAAAATTTTATAGAAGCGTCTTTTGTAGATAATGAAAGGCAAAATATTGAAATTTTAGCAAGAGGTGAAGACGGAAAAACTGTAATACCTACTGTTATACCATATGATGAAAATAATGATATGTTTAAGGAATTGATGAATATTAAGACCTTAGATGAATTACATGAAGATACTCATAATAAAAAAAAATTAGAAAGTCAATTGTATAGAGAACAAGCTATTGAATTTGCTAAAGAGTCAGGTCTGGTAACTGCTGAGGGTCTTCAATTTGAAGAAGGAAAAATTGTTCAAGGTTTTTTTAAATATTTAATTAAAGATCCTGAAAATGAAGACGCAATTTTTGCTTTAAAGCTTGAATTGTTTGAAATTGATGAAATTAAAAATTCGGAAGATATTGAAACAAAAAAAAGTATTAGACAAGCAAAAAATAAAAATGAAATAATATTAAATGCTTTAAAGATTATGACTAAAGAATAAATTAGGCATACATCTCACTTTTTTCAAATAATCCTACAAATACATTTATATTAGCATAATACATAGATGGTGTGGGTATTGGTCTATTCCAATATATCATACCACCATCTTTTATATTTTTATCTCTTAAATATTCTACATTTTTACCTAGCCATTTGAACTCTACAAATAGTCTAGGTGCTGGGTCAAAATTTGGTTTTGAATATACATAAGTTTCAAACTTACCTAATATATTTTCAATAGGTGCAAATAAATTATTTAACTTAGGATTAATCCACTTTTCATTATACGTTACAATACCATGATCTGGATATTTGTGTATATGTTTTTCTATTTCTTTATAATACGTTTCGTTTGTTCCTAAAAACAAATATTTAAATTGAATATCATTTTTTATTGGTTTATACCATTCAAAATTTATCATTTTTTCATATTGAACTCCAACACCATTAGGATAAACTTCATAATCGCATAGATCATAAACCTTTTTAGGTTTAAAATATTCTAGTGCTTTTGGATATTGTTCTACATGATTTTCTGAATAAACTGAAAATAAAGTATTTCTAAAACATAAACGTAAAGTCAGTTGTTGATCTTTTGTATAATTGTGTATATCTAAATAAGGTAATGTTAACATACTTCTACCTAATATTAAAGTAGTTTCTGTATTAGTAGGAGTATAATTATCAAAAACAATATTTTCACAAGTTTTATATTGATCTGTAATTGCTTTTATATAATCTTCGGGTTTAAATTTTGGATTACATATAATAATTAATTTACATTCTATGCCTGTATAATTTATGTGACAACAATGTTCATAACTGTATCTTAATAATCCATCTCCTGGTTTTGATGTACATACTATATTCATTTAAGTCCAATTTATTATTTCATTTATATCTTCTTTATATTCGTCTTCAATTAATGGTCTTGGTATATTTTTGTATCTTCTATACCCTAAACTCATCAACAAATATGGCGGCTCATCAACAAACGGCAGTTCTTTCCATAAATATTTCCATTTAGGCCAATGAGCAAAATTTATATTATATGAAATATCTATTCCTTTTTCTAAAGCAAGGGTAGATAATGTTGTAGCAAACATGCCTATTTCAATACAATTTACTTCGACATCTTCTCTATATCTTTTTGGATCACAAACAATATATGTATGACCATCTTTAATTCTTTGTCTAACTGCTGGGCTACCTTTAGATAGTCTAGGTGTAAATATTAACAAATAGGGTGCAAGAATGTGTGTACACTTATTAGAAGGATATTTTAATTTTTCTGGTGTACCATTTTCAGCCTGTACTAATTCTTCAACTATAGTTGATTGATTAAACAAAACTTCTTTTTCTTTTTTACGATCTGGACCTAAAACATGTACTTTATAAGGCATTAAATGTTGTTTAGATGGTACTAATTTCCAGGTTGCTTTTAAAAGATTTTCAATAACATCTTTAGAAGGAATATTTTTATGATCAAAACTTTTTACTTGTCGTCTTGTATCTAATAGTTTTTCTATACTCATATTATTATTTATCAAACCATAAAAGGTTTACCATCTCTATACGGTATGTAAGTATCAGGTATTTTGTAAATTCTTTCATAAGATAGATCAGCGTCTAAACGAGGAAGTTTATCGTATTCTTTTTTCCATTTACGATAAGTTTCATGGCTTTCAAACTTTATCCAGTATGCAATAGACATACCATCTTTTGCTAAAAAGGCGCCTCTATCTAAAGTATATTTTCTATTTAAAAATGAATGCTGTACAACTGTATTTTCATCATTTTCAACAATAGACCAAAAATTTGATAAAGAAGTATAAATTAAATCATGTTTTTTATTTTTTAATATCCATTTTGCTACATATGGTATATTTTTACGAGGTAAAAAATAATCACTATACCAACCTGTCCAACCTTTTTCTTGAAGATGGTGCATTTGACCTAGTGTACATATACTTCCTATTGGTGGTCTCATATAGATATAATCTTTTATAGAAGGACAAACTCTATCGTATGTTTCATATTTAATATTTTTGTAATACCATTCATCACTGCCTTTTGTATAAGTCTGTAAGTAATAAGCATCATTTTTTTTAAATTTATCCCATATATAAGATACATCTCCTGTCCATGAAACAATAGATGAGTTTAAAGGTGTATGAGCAGGCTCTCTCCACCAAGTGTCATCTAATAATGTAAAGTTTTTTCTAATTAAATTAGGTAACTTATCATGTATTATCATATCTAAATCAAAGTATAAATTTTCACCATCTCTAAACTTATCGTACATTTGAAGTTTATTAAACCAATTACCATATAGATCATCTTCAATAACTTCAAAGCTATCATACTTTAAACCAGAGTATTCATCTATCATATGTTTTAAGTTATCAACATGCCATTGAGTGAACTTATTACCAAATCTACAACAAATAATTCTCATTTATTTTTCTTCCTACTCCTGTAAAATGTATAACTTTGATTTTTTCATTTATTTCATTACCCATAATCATATAGTCTGTATTAAATTCTTTTGCATACATCTTATTTAATTGTATATTATTTTGTAAATTATCGGTATATTTAACTAACCATTCTTTTGGTGTTGTAGTTAATTTTATATTATTTTCTTGTACTTTCCAATTAACATAGTTTTGTTCACCATAATATTTGTAATGAACAACACCTTTGTTATAATAATTAAGTTGCCAAAATTCTGGATTTAATGAAAAGTCGTCCCATATTTTTTTTAAACTACCAGACTTAAATTTATAAAACCCACCATTTAATCTTAAATTATTATCCCACCATTGACCATAAGATACTAATTCATTTTCTTCAACAGGATGCCCTATTAATTCATCTACATTATCCACAATAACTTGATCTATATCCATTATTATAATATCATCACCTGGTTGTTGTCCACCAAAATGAGGACTAAAAAACTTTAGTTTGTGCCAGTGTTTTTTAATATCACTATGATGATTATAAGGTAATATTACATCAGCTTCTATATCATTTGTGTCACTCAAACATATAAACTCAAAAGGTATAGTGCTATTTTGTTTTAAACTTTTATATAATTTACTTACATAATCTGGTGTATAAAAACCATCAAAATATACAGTACATATCTTAAGCATAGTTTCTCCAGACTAAATCAAAGTCTTTACAAATGCAATGTACTAATTTTGTATCTTTAGGTATAAACTTTTGTTTATCTAAAAAATAATGCCATTTATTATCAAGCCATTGTATATTTAAATTGTTAACTTCTTTTTTAAATGAAAAGATTGTCTCATTGTCATATCTAAACATGTCAATAATATTTTGAGGGTATAGACCACTTGTATCATTTCTTAATTTTGTCATTAAATCAATTGTGTCTTTAAATTTACCAAAGAAATCTAATTTTTGTATATCTTCTTTTCTTGCACCAATAATACCTGTATTAATAACATCATTTCTTGAATTTAAACCATGTTCTAGTAACATAGCTAAGCAATTGTAATATTTTGCTGACGGACTTCTAATACTTTGATTAACAGACATACTTTTAATTACATGTTCGTTATTATTATACACACAAATACCTTTTGACAAATCCCACGAATTAAAAAATGATTCATTTGTAAAAGGTATTACATCAAAATCTAAATATAATATCTCATCATATTTTTTAGATAACTCATATAATAAATGTATTTTATAAAAGTTAATTATTTCATAACCAGTAAAATCAGGATAATCTTTTAAGAAATTTTTTTCGAAAGTTTTATATTGTTCATCATACTCAAACATTACAAAGTCTGCCTTACAATATTCAGCATATGTAATTTTTGTTTCAATTAACTTGTCATAGTGATTTTTAAATGCATTGATCGTTACATTTGCCTTATCTACTGTATCGTGTCTGTTTTTAGAATTGCCAAAGTGTTCTTTAGCTGGTACATCTACATATAAACTATAGATTACTCGTTTCATATCTTACCTATTAATGTAAATCTAGTACCTGTTTCAAATGGTGTTTCATCTTCTATTAATACCTCTGATTTATCTGGTAACTGTTTTTTAAATTCTTTAATATTTTTAACACAATTTACACTATCGTGTATATCATATATATTATGTGATTGAAAAGCAAAGTAAGCTGGTGATACTCTATCCCACCAAGGTTCTTTATAGGTTGTAGGTATACCAAATTTAGAATATTTAAATTTTGATTTTGGTCCTATTGGACCCCAATCTCTCATAGGTCTCATATTTTCACAAGAAGTATTAATAAATAAATCTGCTTTTTTAAATTTATCTCTAAAAGTAGCAAACACATCATCTGAAATCCACTCCACATCTAGGCCTTTAAATAAAGTATATTTTGCAAAATTTGTAACATGTTTATTTTGATCTATACATGTAATTTTTTTAACTTTATTATAAAATGCTGGTATCAATATACTTCCATACCAACTACCAAATATAACTATTTCAGATTCTTTTGTTAAAATATTTAAACTATCAATATGGTTAATTAAATTTATTTTTGATGTGAACTGATTAGGACTAAATGAATCTAATAAATCTTTTTGTCTCAACTGTCTTATTCTATTTCTAGTTAAATCTGGTGTATTAATAACTTCTCTCATATCAGGTGTTATTAATAAATTCATTATAGTTTCTAATAATTTTATATTCATTTTCTAATTATCCAATCATTAATTACTAACATGTCTAGGGCTGTTCTTTTAAATGTTCTCATAGCATGTTCAGGTGTCTCTACAATAGGTTCTTGACAATTAAAACTTGTATTTAATAGCATGGGTATACCTGTGATTACATAAAATTCTCTTATTAGTTCATATAATTTATTGTTTTGTTCTTTGTTTACTGTTTGTATTCTAGCCGTATTATCAACATGTGTAACACCAGGAACTTTATCTGTTTTGACTTTACATATTCTTGACATGTAAGGACTAGGACTATTTGTATCAAAATATTCTTTATAGTGTTCTTCTAATACAACTGGTGCAAATGGTCTAAAATCTTCTCTCATTTTTATTGTGTGATTGATAATATTTTTTATATCAGGATTACGAGGGTCTGCTAATATACTCCTATTACCTAATGCACGATTACCACTTTCTGACTTACCTTGAAACCAACCTACAATCTTGCCATCTGCTATTGCTTGTGCTATCTCTTTATATGATGTTAATTTTTCATCACCTTTATATTCATATTCTTTACCAGCAAACGTTTTTGTTTTATGAATATTTTTATTTAATACATAGTCAGCATGTTGATATGTTCCTAAAGCTTGACCCTCATCACCTACAGCAGGTGGTATAAAAACATTTTTATAATGTTTTGTAAATTCTTCATTCATATATCCATTGTAAGCTACGCCACCGGCAACACATAAATTATCACAACTTTTTAAAGGATAAACAAATTCTTTTATCTTATCTATTGTAAATTTTTGTAGAGTAAACGCCAAATCATCTATACTATCTAATTTAATATGTTTAAAATGTTTTTGTTTTTTTTCTGTTATAGGTCCATCTAAAATAGTTTCAAATATGTCATAATAGTATTGATTATATTTTCCATAACCAACTTTACCCATAAGTTTACTTGCGCCAAGTGTTCCAAATCCTGTTAAATTTGACATATGATTCCATAACCATCCAATTGGTAACTTATCTGATAAATCTATTAAGTTTTGATTTTTGTCAAAGAATACACATCTATATTTTGATCCTATACCATCTATTGCTAATATATCAGATTGTTCAAAACCTGAATTAAGAAAGGCATATGTAGCATGTGATTGATGATGGTCTATAAAGTATATATCATCTTTGAGATAATAGTCCCACAATTTTTTAGGCTCATAATTAAATATATCTTTTGGTAATAACTCTTTACAATTTCTAATACCACCATATGTGTAAGTAAATGCTAAAATACCATTTGTTCCGTCTCGTTCAAGTTTATCCCAATAATCTAGCATAAATTCATTATTTAAACGATAGTCAGTAGGATTTAATATATCTGATTGATGAGCATACGCTTCTACTTTGTATGGTAGATTGTGTTTAAATCTAGTTTCTCTTTCTCTTTGATCATGCCATACACCATCATATGCATTATGATCATGTAAATTTAAAGCTAATGAATATATTTTTTTCACTCTTTTTTCCTCATTATATTTTTTCAATTCAGGATACACATCAAATAAATTCATGTTCCATTTAGTATCTTTATAATATTTATCCAATGATAATAAGTAGTCAATTGTGTCTAAATAAGATAATCCGTTATTGTCTTCTCTTAATACATTTTGTATATCAGGAAAGTTATTATACTTTGGTATAAGTTTTTCTTTTATTTCATCAGGTAAAACATTAGCACATAACTTTGCTGGCCCTCTTATATTAGACCAGTTAATTTGTTTAAATAATTCTTTGTTGTTATCAAACCATTCTATAAGTTCGTAAAATCTCAAAACACTTAAAAAAGATATAGTCCCATTTACATTTATTTCTACATTAGGAAATTGTCGTATTGTTTTAATGTTATTAACTATATCTTCCCAATTTGATCTACGTCTAATATATTCATCAGCTTTTCCTATGCCATCAAGTGATACAGTAACTTCAAACGTTTTAAAATATTTAATATAATCTGTAATTTTATATTTACCATGTCCTAAAACCGACATATTAGTTTGAAATTTTACTGTCATATGTTTAGTTAAACCTGTTTTTATTATTGCGTCAAGTAATTGATAATATTGTTTCATAACTAATGGTTCGCCACCAATTAATTTAAGATTATAAATGTAGGGGGAAATATCTACTATTTGATCAATTATATCTTTAAGAGGTGCGCCTTTAATCTGATTAACTTTAGTCTTGTTGCCATTTTCAATACCGTATTTGTTGAATGTTGTTTGATCTTTTAGTTCATCAGAGTTCATTGTTTTAATTCTTGTAGATGAATCATAAGTATGACACATAAAACAATCTAGATTACATTGATTACCAAATGCTTTAATCTGTACTTCAAAAATTTTATGTTCTAAATGACCTCTACCTGTATGTTTAAATGCCTCAACTGCCTTTGCCATTTCAGGCCATAATCCATCATTGTTACTTTGTATTTTTAAAGAAGCCTGTCTCCTTGATCTGCCATATAATTTTTCTTGTTTAATACATGATACACACGATTTTTTTGTTAATTTTAAATCTGAACCGGGTGTTATCATTTCATTTCGTAGTTGATTTAGTTTAAGATCATTTTCAAACCAATCTCTTATTGATGTATTTCTTATATTAGAACCAAATTGATTTACGTCAGCCCAAGAACATGGTGCAAAATCACCATTAACGTCTGTATATAACTGTTGAAAAGGAGCACTACAAAAATAAATGTCTTCTTCTTTAATTTGTTTTTCAAACGGACCTAAATGTATTCTTTGATCCTCAAACCATTTAGATGTATCTACTTTACCATCTCCTAAAAACTTATCGCCAGGACCACCTTTAGTTAAATGTTCAGGAAGTTTATCATTAGGATTATCTTTAATCATTATACGAAAGTCTTAATTGTTCAAATTTATCTGTCAAGTTTATATTAAATGATTTATGATCTTGTATATGTTCGTATAATTGTTTAAATCCATTGTAAGCTCTTTCAACTTGATTTACTCCTGGTTGTTCATATTCTGCACACATGGGTAAGTGTATTGTAGTATAAAATCCTAAATTTGACCAATGCACAGCACTAAATTCTTTTGCATTAACAACACAACCTCCTAAATTACAACCTCCTATAATTATTTGAGTTTTACTAGGTTTAACTGTCCAACCTGTAACTTCAAATATTAAATCTGAAATTTTTTTAATAGAATATTTTCCGTCATCATTTGAATGAGGTTCATCAATTTGTAAAACATTAAAATCATAATGTTGTTTGGCCATTTTTAATATTTCTGTTAATTTTGTATCGTAGTTTCTTTCCATATTTGAAACTATAATTGTTTTTTTTCTATCAATATTATTACAAAGCACAAATCTTTGTAGTTCAGCGTATCTTCTATTATTTACATACTCATCACCTAATATAGGGTGTCCTAGAAAGTCAATTAGAAGTAAAACAGTATATGATTTATTCAAATCCATTTTATTTACCTTGAGTCCTATCTAAACTTAAATTTTTATTTGTAGGTCTCAAAGGATCACCTGGACCCATCCACCTTGATGAATTAATTACTACAAATTTTACTCCTATTTTATCTGCCATATCTCTACATGCTTCAATATCATTTTCATTAAAGCTAAATACAATAAATTGCCATATAGGTGTATTCTTTAAATACTTAATACTATCTTTCATTATATTATATAATTTTTCACCGTCTTGATTAGTTCTATACTTATGACTATCTTTAGGAAAACCATCTATACCAAACCACCATTGAGCTCTTGGATTTGCTTCAAAGGCTTTAGGATACCACTTTAAAGGTTTAGCTGCTGAAGCATGATGAATACTGGTTGTATGATTTTTTCTTGCATATATCATTTCTAGTAATTGTATAAATTTTGGGTGATGAACAGGATCAGATACTTGACCACAAAAATTTATATGATTAAAAAAGTTAAGCACTTTTTCAAAATCTTCAATAGAAATGTCTTCGCCAGGAACTTTTAACCCCTTACTTGTAAATGAAGTGTATCTTTGACATCTTTTACATTCTAATGGACATCTATGTGTGATATCGATATTGATACCTCTTCTATTAAATAGAGTATCCATTTTATGTATCTCTTACTCTTTTATCAAAGCCAGGTTCATATATTGTTTGTCTTTGAAACTTTGCCTCTTTTTTACATATTTTGTGGCATTGTGGAAACCCTTTTCCTTTTGCTAGATTTTTATTAAACTCAATCCACTCTGGTTGTAATAATATATCCTCTACACTATCATGGTCTTTAATATTACTAACTGATAATAGTTTTTGATATGTAGGATCAGTTCTATTGTTTTGATTATCTAACCAACAACATGGTATTAATTCGCCTCTATTAGTAAAACCATAATTGTGTTGTCTTCGATCAAAACATTTTGGGTCTAATTCGTTTTTTTTATTATCGTCTTTTTTACTCATTATCGTCCTCAAATGAAAAGATATCACTAAATAGAGGACGAGTATCTTTTTTTAAACTGTCTTCACTCATATTTTGCCATTTATATAATTCTGATCTACCTATTGTTTGTATTAGATACGGAAAATATTTAATAAACTTAAAATAATTTTCTTTTGTTTCCCATTTCGACAACTTCTTTGGAAAACAAATATTATATGAAGTATCCCAGCCGTTGTCTAAAACGGATCCTGTAATTGCTTTAGCAATCATTCCAACTTCTATACTCCAACTTTCTCTCCCATGTGGTATAAACCATTCTTCACCCATTTCCCACCTAGTGCCTGTTTTTTCACATTGTTCTCTAGCAAATTGATTACCTGGAGCAACTCTTGGTGTAAATATTAATGTCCAGGGTGCTGATGCTATATGAAACAGATTAGGATTTGCGTTATACTTTTTTCCTACATCTCCATCAAATTCTATTTTATTTCCTTCACACATTTTATATAGAGTAGCACTTCTTTCTTTATTTGGACCTAATACATGTGCTATATATGGAAAAGCATTTTGTTTTGATGTTGCTAATGGGTAACCTATTCTTAATATTTTTTCAATTTCAAATCTATCAGGTATGTCTTCTATATTTGTTTTATAATTAACAACATGAGCTCTTTTTTCTAGTGCTTTTGTTATATTACTCATTTAATAACCTCGCATACTTTCTCATTGGAAAATGACCCTTAGGTTGCACCCATTCAGTACAGGTTTTGCAATAGTTCTCATATTTGAACAATCTAAAGTTCATCATCTTATCTACGTTCTCCTGCGTTAGGTCAAAGGTTTTAGAAAGTTCACTATTATTGGCAAACTTCTTACTACAATGTACAATATGTTTCTTTTCAAAGTCTATAACAGGTACCATAGGGAAAGCTGCACACATTTTACGATCTATTTCAGCAGCTTGTAATACGTCTGTAAATTCTTTTGATCTACCATTAAATGCTTTCCACATGGTATTTTTGTGATCTAATTGTTTTACTATTTCAGGATACTTATGATTATAAGAGTAATAGTTTGGTGTTTTAACAACTACATTATAGTTGTTCATGTCATTTTCAGGCACAAAATCAAAGTTACCAAGTTTAGTTACCTCATGTTCGTACCAATCCAATATATTATGTTCAACATATAATATATCTTTGTCTTCTAATATATAAGGATATCTCTTTCTAACAAATGAATTAGATAATACTGAACAAAAAAAATTAGGATTTTTCTTAATCTCATTAATTACTTCATCTAAATTTTTGATTAAACCAGGCTCACCACCTAATAGATTAACTCTTACTTTATAGTCTTTTAGAAATCCTAAAGTTTTTCTTAAAAAGTCCATATCTACGGTCAAGTTACGCATTTCTAAAGTGTAACTAGTACAATAATGGCAATTCTTATTACACGACATAGATAAAAAGAAATCTATGGCCAAATATTCATTTTGTATTTCTTGTAAGTTTTTCATAAAATTTATTAAACGCAATCTTTAATTTTTTAGTATTTTTAAATGTTACTTCTTCAACATAACCTGGTGTTTGAAAACATTTCTCTATTATATAATCATAAATAGGTTCATTAATTTCACCTATTAGACTTTTATCAATATAATCATCACCTATTAGTTTCTTCATGTTGTTTAAAAATTTAGTTTCTTCTTGATCTAATACAATTAAAATTATATTGACAACTTTATTTATTTCAACATCTGTCATATAAGGATTAATTGGTAATGTCAATATTGTATCACATACTGTTTTAGAATTAAACATACTATCTTTTCTATGATAGATATTTTTATACATAATATTCTCAGATAAAGGCTTACTGTAGTGAACCTTTGCTTTTAGTTTTTCTTTTAGTTCATCTCTAATTTCTCTGTTTGGTAATCTGATAACATATTTGTGATAGTTATGATTAAGACCGTTTGTTGTTTGTTGAATAATTACACAATCTTTTAATTGTTCATCATATTTTTTAGCAACTTCTTGTCTTTTTGTTTGGTAGCTATCTATTTTATTCAATCTATAATTTATAAAAGTAGCATTCATTAATAGCATTTTAGAGTTGTAACCTAACATCTCGTTGTCACCATGTTTTCTTAATTTTTTAATTGTATTAGCATATTCTTTATTGTCTGTTAATATAGCACCGCCACCTGAAATACCAGCAATTACTTTGTTTGCATTAAAACTTAATGTACTAATATCACCTATTGTACCTGCCTTAACATCATTTAAACTAGCACCTAATGATTGAGCAGCGTCTTCTATAAATGCTATATTTTTTTCTTTACAAAATTCTATTATATGTTTTGTTTCTGACATATTACCAAATAAATGAGGGTATACAATTGCTCTTGTCTTATCTGAATACATATTCTTTATACTATCAAGTGATAAATGATAAGATGAAATATCTATGTCACAAAATACAGGAGTAGCACCAACCATTGATATACATGAAGCTGTAGATATCCAAGAAAAGTTGGTCGTAATAACTTCATCACCTGGTTTGATACCTAAACTTATTAATGAAAAGTGTAAAGCGTCTGTTCCATTATTACATGCAATAGCATAATTTCTTCCAGTCAATTTAGTAAGACTTTTTTCTAGAAACTCGACATTAGTTTCCTGTTCTTTTTGCATAGTAACATCAAAAAGTTTTTGATATTCTTCTTTGTTTAGTATGTAATCTTTATGCCAACTATCCATTACTTATTTCTTTGATGTTTTGGTATATAATATTCTTTTAATTCTGGAAACACATCAAATAAATGTAATTCCCATTTAGTGCCTTCATAATATTTGTCAGCGTCAAGTAAATAATCAAATACTTCTTGAATATCTAATCCTTCTTCAGCAGGCATACGAAGTGCCTCTTGTATATCAGGCCATCCTTTGTATTTTGGTATTAAATCATCTTTTATTTTTTGAGGTAAGTTATTGGCTCTTAATAACGGAGGCGATTCTAACATAGCCCAATTTACTTGGTCAATCATATCTTTACCCTCAGTCATACACCAATCTATAACCTCATAAAATCTCATAACGCTAAGAAAAGAAACTAAGCCATTAAAGTCGGCATCTACATTATCATATTTGGCACACAAGGCAAGATTATCTTTAATTTTATCCCAATTACATCTTCTTCTCATGTACTCAATGGTTTTACCTACACCATCAACAGAAGCAACCATAGAAACTCTTTTAAATTTAGGTATGTAATCAAATATATTATGTTTACCACCTTTTGTTTCTGTTAAGTTTGTTTGATATTTAAGATAGATATGTTTGGCGTGACCTGATGCTATTAACTTGTCTAATAACTCATAATGTTTTTTCATAATTAATGGTTCGCCACCAATAATCTTTATACTTCTTATGTATGGTGCCAACTCTAAAGTTTGATCTACCATAGACTTTTTGTTTTGAATTTTTACTTGAGCTTTTAGTTTAGGTATTACATAATCACCATGTTCATCTAGTTTTACATCTGGTTCTTTAATTATATTAGTTTTATCTCTAGTCACCCATTTAAAATGATCTAGTGTTTCTTTATTTAACTCTCCAAAAATAGCGTCATTCCATACACCATCATTAGCAACCTTTTGACGAATAGTAGAATTTTGGTGAGTACACATATAACAGTCTAAATTACACTCTGATCCATAAACTTTTAATTGAACTTCTATAATTCTTTCGTCAAAATCAAATAGACCACTTGCTTTAAATAATTGTGCTGATCTATCTACTTTACCCCAAAAATCAAAATCGTTAGTATGAATTTTCATACAAGCAGTTCTTCTAGACTTACCATATCTTTTTTCATCTGAAACACATCTTACGCAATATTTGTTTACGTTTTTAAATTCTTTTTCTTTGGGGTCAAGCATTTCTTTACGAATACCATTAAGAGCTTCACTATTAATCATCCATTCTTTCATTGATGTATTAAGTATATTATGTTTACCGTCAGGTTTACCAAAACAACATGGTTGATAATTGCCATCTATTTCCATATATAATTGAGTAAAAGGAATATCGCAAAAGAAAATCTCTTTGTCTTTTGCTTGTTGAGCTATTGATCCTTTTTTAAGCAAATCTGGAATATAACTAAGTTTTTTACGACCTAAAGAATCATATTTTTTTTGAGGTTCTTGAAACCATGAATCAGTATTAACATTACCGCCAGTAGATTTATCTCCAGGACCGCCTTTAGTCATATGTTTAGGTAGTTCTTTATCCTGCTTTTTATCCTCATCTAAAAAATCATAACGACTTTCTATATCTGTATCAGGCCAGTTGGGAAATTTTTCACTCATTATTTTACTTTCTTTAAAATTTGGTATTCTTCTAATAACATATTTATCTTATCACAAACAGCTATATGTCCTAGTCCATTAGGGTGATTATCAAAATAAGATACTCTATTTAGTGATTGCTTATTTGACCATAAATCAAGTTTATCTTTTAATCTAAATCCGCCTAATTTTTTTACAGGAGGCCATCCCATAAATTTAGAAATATTTAATTTGTCTTCATATTTCATTATTGTTCTTAATATAATTTTTTCATCTTGTTTTTCATTTCCTGGATATTTATCTTTAAAATTAGGATCTGCTCCTGACTCAATATCACTTTGACTTGGCATTAAACCTTCTAAATAATGTTCAAAAAGTTCTATCATTTGAAACTGAACATAAGTTAAATTATATCTTTCACATAGTATTTGAAAATCTAAATAATGCCCT